TCCGTACTATTCCCGCGTTGAACAGGTAACAATGAGCGATATAGCCTTCTTACAGCAGTTATGCAAAAATGCCGGGATATCGCTTAAAGTGTCTAACAACATTATTATCCTGTTCGACCAGGCGGAATATGAGGCAAAGCCTGCTGTGCTTACTATCAAGCGCGGTTCCGGCCAGTATATCAAATACAGACTCCGAACCGGTGCAGCAGATCAGAAATATGCTTGTTGTAGAGTCAGCTATGTCAATCCGGCCACAGGTGAAGTCATACAGGCTACGGCTTATGCTGAGGACTATGATCCTAAAAATAAGCATAACCAGACTCTTGAGATAACAGCAAAAGTCAATAGTGTGGGAGAAGCCCGTGCATTAGCCGAAAAGATGCTGCGACTGAAGAATAAATTCGAACGTACCGCATCCTATACTCTGCCTGGAAATCCATCGCTTATTGCCGGCATGCCAATAATACTGTCCGGATGGGGAGCGTTTGACGGTAAGTATATAATCAAGCAAGCAATCCATACCATCGACAGTTCGGGATACACCACCCAGATAAAACTGAGGCAGGCACTGGAGGGATGAAAGATGGATGAGCAAATGGAAAACATCTACAGAAACCTGGTGAGGATTGGGACGGTAAGTGCCGTGGACGCAAAAAAGCGTATGGCCCGCGTGATATACAAGGATAAGGATTTGGTATCAGGGTGGTTACATGTGTTGCAGCAGCCTCAGGCGACAGTTCAGGTAAAACCTGATGGTTTGCATACACACACCATATCTGGAGACGTTACGGCCGAAATGGATGGCGAACATACTCATCAGGCAAATATTGATTCCTGGATGCCCAAGATTAATGATACTGTGCTGGTCCTATATCTACCAGTGTTCAATGGCGATGGCTTCATACTGGGGGTGATCTAATGGCACAGATAGGCTGTCTTGGTGATATCGTATTCCAAGTATCGTCAGACATTGTGAAAACAGTGAATAACATGCAGTGGTCAGGATCTGCGCGTTATAGTGTACATAAGAGGCACCTTAACAATGCATGGACTGAGTTCACTGGGCTTGAACCGGATAAAATTTCGCTCGATATTGTTCTTTCTGTGTACTTGGGTGTAAATCCAATGGAGGACATCTTTAAGATCTGGGAATACGAGCGGACTGGGAAGGCTGTTACGCTCGTTGTTGGTGAGAAGATATATGGCAAGAACAAATGGACAATTACAGACCACAAAATCAAGATGCAGAATTTCGATAAGCATGGAAACCTTGCCACAGTAACAGTATCAATCAATCTGCTCGAATACCTGAAAGGATGAGGTGGTATTTATGAGCTATTTTGTCAGCGGAGAAAACACTGACCGGGTCGTTTTGAACGAGAGCGATCCTATAAAATCTGTCCTCCAGAATGTGAGAATGATCCTTCAGACGCGCCAGGGGACCATTCCACTATATCGTAATTTTGGACTGCCAATGAAATTCCTGGATAAGCCCGCGGCGATAGCGAAACCGCTGCTGATAGCGGAAATCAGAGAAGCAATCTCAGAATTCGAACCGAGGGCCGAGATTTTGAATGTCTCATTTAAAGAAGATGAGCCTGGCCGACTGATTCCGGTTGTTGAAATCGAGGTGAAAGTCTGATGAGTGATGAAAGAAGCTACCCCAATATAGAGTTTGTTGACACGGATACGAATACTTTGGTTAGAAGCTTGATTGCTGCATATGAGAAAATAACAGGGACCACGCTGGCACCAGCAAGCCCGGAACGGCTGTTCATATCATGGGTGGCTGACATAATTGTTCAGCAGCGTGTTCTGATTAACTGGGCAGCGAAGCAGAACATCCCTCGATACGCTCGGGGCGAGTACCTTGATAGCCTGGCGGAACTGTTCAAAGGAGTCCAGCGGTTGCCTGCAAAGGCAGCCACTACAACCATACGGTTCAGGATATCACAGGAATTGGAGAGCGCCCAACTCATTCCGGCAGGGACAAGGGTCACTACTAAAGATGGCAGTTTGACCTTTGAAACAATCAATGATGCCTATATCCCCATAGGTGAAACATCTGTGGATGTTATAGCAAAATGCCAAACCAAAGGCATTATTGGTAACGGGTATGTTCCAGGACAGATCTCCACAATCGTTGATGTGTTCCCGTACTTTGAATCATGCGAGAACATTACAACGAGTGATGGTGGTGCCGAGGCTGAAGATGATGATTCCTTTTATCTGCGAATGAGACAAAGTGAAGATACATATTCAACCGCCGGTCCTATCGGTGCCTATGTATATTATGCGAAATCCGTGAACTCGCAAATTGCCGATGTGAAGGTTACTTCGCCTAATCCTGGAGAAGTAAATGTCTATATACTCATGAATGGTGGGAAACTGCCTGGCGAGGAAATCCTTGATGCCGTAGAAAAAGCATTGAGTGCAGACACCGTGCGGCCACTGACTGATCATGTAACTGTCAAAGCTCCAGAGACAGTGAGCTATGACATAGACATCAAATATTATATTTCTTCAGATAATCCGGTAAGTGCTGATACCATAGAAAATGCAGTTACTGCAGCTGTTGAAGAATATAAAGCCTGGCAAAGTGCAGCAATGGGGAGAGACATCAATCCTTCAAAATTAATTTCCCTACTCATGGCAACAGGCATTAAGCGTGTTGAGGTAACTTCACCAGTGTATACAGCAGTCGAGGATACTGAGATTGCTCAGGTTGAGAACATCAACATAGTGAACGGAGGATATGAAGATGAGTAATTCAATCTATGAGATAGATTATCTTCGGTCACTTCCGGATGTACTAAAAAAAGATAAATCAATGCTGGCACTTGCAAAGGCTATCGCAGAAGAACTGAATAAACTGTCCGGTGATACGAATGAAGCAATTATCTATGCCCGAATTGATCACCTGAGTGAGGGAGTCTTGGATATCCTGGCCTATGACTTCAAAGTGGATTGGTGGGACTACAATTTTAACTTGGAAGAAAAACGCAGGATTCTGAAAACCAGCTGGAATGTGCATCGGCGGTTGGGTACTAAAGCAGCTGTCGAGAAAGCAATTTCAGCGATATATCCCGACACAAAGGTTGAGGAATGGTTTGAATATGGCGGTGCCCCCTATAAATTCAAGCTACTTATTGATGCGACGTATGAGGGAACAGATCCGGTGAAGTACCAAAGAGTACTTGAAAAAGTGAACTTTTATAAAAATATCCGATCTCACCTGGATGGCGTGGAATATATCGCGATACCGGCAGGATACTGTACGGGCTTTGGCGCTATAAAAATGGCAGGCGCCGCAATGGACTTAACTGTGGAGGTGGCTGTATATGGCTTGGGATAATGCAGTAGTAACAAACGCAGGAATTTCTTTACTTCAGCAGGTATTGGCTGGAGAAACTCTTACCCTTGATAAAGCTGCCGGCGGCACAGGCACTGTGCCAGCATCCGCGCTTATGGCACAGATTGGGCTAAAAGAGCAGAAACAGGAGTTTCCTATTACATCTGTGAAAAATGTTTCAAATGGAAAGAAAGTTTGCATCCAGATAACTAATGTCGGGCTGGCATCAGGTTACATAATGCAGCAGGTGGGAATTTGGGCGCATATTGGGAATAATTCTCCTGTCCTTTTTGCGATTCTCCAGGATGATACTGGGATCGCGATCCCGTCGCGGACTGAAATACCGGATTTTGCAATGAACCTCTATGCAGTAATAAACTTCAGCAATGAAAGCAATTTCTCCTTAAGCGTGGAACCGTCTGCACTGGTTACTCAAGGCGAGTTGAATGAGCGAATTAAGAATATAAATGCAAGCGAAATCGGGGCAGAAACTCCCGAAGGAGCACAGGCTAAGGCTGTTGCTGCAGCAACTGTGGTGCAGGTAGAGCTTAGGAATCATATAGATGATGCGGAAGTGCATGTGACAGCTGGTGAAAGAGAAGCTTGGAACGCCAAAGAAACCCCTGCCGGCGCTCAATCCAGGGCTGAGGCTGCAGCGGCCGCAGCGGTAACAGCCCACGATACCAAAGAGAAACACATTGCCTATGCTGTTGCCAGCGGGACCAATACATACACCGTGTCTATCCCAGGCATAACCCAGCTGGTTGAGGGTATGAGCGTTAAGATCAAGTTTGCTAACGGCAACACGGGGGCTAGCACCCTGAACATCAATGGCCTGGGGGCAAAAAGCATTGTAAAAGGCAACGGAGGCGCTCTTACCAGCGGCTATATCAAGGCCGGTCAGATATTACACCTGGTTTACACTGGCTCAAATTTTCAGTTGTTGGGTGAAGGGGGGGAGTATGGGACAGCCACCCCAGCGGAAGTATTAAAAGGCTATACCATTGGTACGGAAAACGGCATTGTGGAAGGTACCCTAGAGCTGACAGGTAATGCAACGCCCGCAGATGTGCTAGCCGGAAAAACCTTTTATTCTACAAATGCAAAATCAAAGCAGGCGGGAACGATGCCCAACAATGGGAGCCAAAGCGCAACACTGACAATCACGGGAAGCGGAAAGCCAACAAAGACAATTCCGGCTGGGTATACGACAGGTGGGACTGTCACCGCACAATTAGATTCTTCCCTGGCAACCTATATTAAAGAAGGCCAAGTGATTGGTGGGGTTCAGGGTACTTATAAGGGCCCATATATCATTGCAGATATAGTTCCTAACAGTAATTTCCCAAAATTTGTTGCGGGCGTTGATAACAACTATATTTACGCGACTAGCCGCATCGAAAACACCCCCACCATTTCCAAGTACCTTCATAGCGGGACATTGGCGTTTTCCGTTAATGTTTCTGGTATAGATAGCAATTATGAGGGTGGAACTTATAATACCTACGGAGCCATATTTGCCAATAAAAGCGTATCAGCTTCTATTTCTTCTATTTTTACAGCTAATGGAACATTGAAGGCCGCATTAACGCTTCCAGTACTTCCTTACTTTGATGACCAATTTATAGGGTATACCAACGGCAAAATAATTTATGTTAGCATGCAGGGATATCCTGTTGTGGTTAATGAGGCTGGAACATTAATATCGACGGCAAGTTTTTCGACATCAAAAAACTTGCAGGCGTTTAGCAACTTTAATGAATCATTGGTTCTGGTTGAGTCACTGGATATGAACTCGAGAACACATGCGCAAGCAGTATTAAAAAAAGATAGTACGGTTCCAACTCAAACGCCTAGTGTATATTCACATTTGTTTAACGTGATTCCTATTTTCTTTGCATAACTGTAACAAAGGAGGTTTAACTATGAGATTCTTCAACATCAAAAACATTAAGCCCTATGCCGGGGGCGGAATAATCGATTATAAGGGCATGGATATTGAGAAGTTTGTTCCTGGAAGTCAGGTATACGCCTATGATGTTTCGGAGTGTGTCATAGCAACAACCGAGGACGACTTCCAGGGAACCAGTGAGGATGTCATCGAGCTGACCCAGGAAGAATATGAGGCAAAGGTAGAAGAACTGAAGGCTACCTATCCCGACCCTGAACCAACTCCGGATGAAATGATAGCACAACAGCAGGAGCAAATTGATGCCCTGAACATCGCAATGGCGGCCCTGTTGGGAGGTGAAGCCTGATGCCTGAATGGAAGAAGCTTATCTTTGTTAATGCTATCCGCGCCCGGATAAGGATGGAGGGTCGGACGGCAGAGGAGATCATCCAGAACTATCCGAAACTTACCAATGAAGAAAAAGCCGAGATCCTGAAAGAGTTTGAGCAGACACCTTGAAACGGTGTATTTTTTTATGTCCATTATCACAAGAGGGCGGGTTATCCCGCTCTCTATAATTTTCGTACAAATGAGGTGATTAATATGATCCAAACGATAATTGCCGTTGGTGCCGTAGTAACAGCTCTCGCATCAATAGGCGGCGTCTTTTTGTTTATTCACAGACTTATAAGTAGATTTGAAAGGTTGGAACAGGAAAATAAAAAACAGCATGAGACCAACCAGATTATCATTGAGGGGGTATGGGCCTGCCTTGATGGGTTACATCAGCAGGGCTGTAATGGCGCAGTCACTGAGACCCTCAACAAGTTAAAGGCCTATATCATCAGGAATTAGGGGCGATGTGCAATGAAGACTAACATTGGCCTTGTAGAGCACGCTAAGAAAGCCTTTGCCGAGGGCTGGGGATACGTATATGGAACCATAGGGCAGGTATTGACCGAATCTGTTTTAAAACAAAAGCAGGTCCAATATCCAAACAACATAAATCAGTATCTTGACTTTATCAAGAGTAACTGGCTTGGCAAGCGAACCGTGGACTGCGTCGGGCTCATAAAGTCTTATCTGTGGTGGAATGGCGGCAACATCAAATATGACGCCAAAACAGATATTAGTGCAAACGGGGCTTATGAGAAGGCAACCGAAAAAGGAGATATAAAGACTATTCCTGAAATTCCCGGTCTATGCGTGCGATTCCCTGGGCACATTGGCATCTATATTGGCAATGGAGAAGTCATCGAATCTCGAGGCACAAAATACGGCGTTGTAAAGACAAAACTGAAAGATCGTCCGTGGACTCACTGGCTTAAATATCCCGGCATTGAGTACATTACGGGAGGTGATATCATGACAGTAAGTGATGTTTGGAAAGACAAAGCCGTTGACTTCGTGATGAAGTTCCAGAAGGCATTCGGCCTTGTGGTCGATGGCAAGGCCGGTGACAACACCAATGCCAAGTTGGACGAGATCGTGAAGAAACTGAAAGAAGCTCAGACTGTCAATGACGAGGCAAAAAAGATTAAAGAGGCTTGGAACAACTTCATTAACGCCGTAAAATAAAGGGGGTATACATATGAGCATTAAGGACCGCATTGCTAAACTGATTGACATAAAGAGCATAGTGACCATCATTTCCACAGCAGTATTCGCCTATCTGGCCGTGATAGGCAGGATAAGCGAGCAGCAGTTTGTGACCATCTTCATGATGATTGTGGCGTTCTATTTTGGTACACAGTCCAAGAAGAACGAAAACACCCCCGGTTAATCCCGGGGGTTATTTTCATTTAATTTCTCTATAAGAGCTTCTTTAAGGACGGCCGAAAAGTTTATACCGGCTTTTTCAGCCCTTGTATTTAGCCAATTGGGGATTGTCAAGGTTTTCTTTACTGCGCGGTTATCGTTCAAAGCACGATATTCCAAGGTATCAACGACCATTAAGTTTACGAACTCGTCAGGAGAATGTTTTATATCAAACAAATTCGATGCCGGAGGTATATTCTCGTTATTGTCCTCAGCATCGCAAAGCCACATAGCAATAGCATCTTTGGCCATATCAAGAGCATCAAGAAGATCTTTCCCTTCCGTGACACAACCAGGCAAATCAGGTACCCTGATGAAATATTTGCCGTCTTCGAGCCGCTTAAATATTGCCGGGTAAACATATCTCATACCATTGTTTACTCCTTTCATTTATAGTATTGAGGAGATGGAGGGATCTATTTTAACCCTGCTTCTTTCAGAATTGCCTCTGCAGTGTAGTTGTTGATTTCTGTATGTCTGGGGATTGGAATTTTAATGCCGGGTTTGTCTTTATGCTTTGCCATATCGTGTTTCGCACCTGGCGTTATTGTCCATCCGGCTTGCTTTAGAATTTTTATCAAATCCCTTCGTTTCATCTCCCCACCTCAACCTTATAGTATATTATAGCACGTATAATATACGTGCTCAATAGCTTACTAATTAGAGTGAGAAGATAATTGATAACCTATCGGCACCTATTCTT